ATGAGTAAAATACTCAAATATATGATGATCGGTGGTATGGCATTGTTATTAACTAATTGTGCTTCTAATACTTACAAGATCAAACAAGAAAAGGATAAACAAGTCCTAAAAGTCCCATCTTGGTATATGAACGATTATTCCGAGAAGAAAGAATGTGGCACTACTAGATTTGGTAAGAACAAGTCTAAAGAGTGTATATTCGGTGTGGGAACTTCAGTATCACCTGACCTAGAACTTGCAATTGAAAAAGGTATGTTGATTGCAAAAGCAGAGGTCGCTGATAAAGTAAAAGGTGAGATGAATAAGAAGGCGAAGATATTTACAACCGAGTTAGGTAAGAACTTACAGAAAACGGTTGTGACCGATGTTGAAACAACATTAGTAAATATCATTAAGAATACACCTGTTAGAGGTTATGAAGTATGGAAACAAGAAGTGACCTTAACAAAGAATGGTTATTACAGAGCATGGATAGGTATCAAGTTACCTATGGGTGAATACAATAAGATGTATAACTACTCGGTAGAAACCGTTGTTGACGCTTTCAAACTGAAAGAAATCGCTCAAAAGGCGTATGATGAGGTTGAGATAATTGCTAATGAGCAATAAGATAATCATTTATTCAAAGCCGAATTGCACATATTGTGTAAAGTCTAAAAACCTAGTTAAGACTCTCGGCTTTGAATACGAAGAAAAGATGTTTGGCAAAGACTTTACAACGCCAGACGAATTGTTTGAGGCAGTAGGCAAACAGGTAAGAACTATGCCTCAAATAATCATAGATGAAAAACACATAGGTGGGTATAACGAATTAGTTGAATATTTTTCAGACAAAGGTCTGGTTAATTACAAAGGTGAAAAGATTTAATGGCAAAGTTGAATATGTTTATATTATTATTAATGCTGACGACTATAACATTAATGACAACAGGTTGTGAGAAACCTATATCAGAACAAAATCAAATACTTGGCACTAGAGCATGATGGCAAAAGATAAGAACAAAGACAACATAATTATATTTCCTAAAATACCAAAGAAGAGGAATGTAAAGACAGAGCAATTAGACGCTAAAAGACAAGAGATATTAAGACAGACTCATAATAAGATATTTGTTCAGGCGATTGCTGAAGATGTGACCGAGACCGTATTATTAAGAATGAAAGATGAAGGTTTTAATTTAACAGACCCAACCTTTCTAAAAGATTACAAGATGTTAAGTGAGGCATTGAACTCATTGCTATATAGGCAAGTCCATATGGGCCATCACTTACAAAAGAGAGTTGATAAAGCAATAACTACAAGAGGTAAAGGCAAAGATTTATATGCCATTACGATTGACTATGATAAGTTTTAAGAATTACATAAAGCACTTTGTAATATTTCATACTACTGGCAAAGGTATGATCTCTAATCAATGCCAAATAAGAAAAGGAGATTAAACAAATGTTTAATTTATTCGGAAAAGACTCTTTAAGAGTTGTTTCAAAATCAAAAAGAGTGGTAAAAAGAGGCAGAAAAACTTTATCAAAAAGAACTAAAGTTATGAATCTTTTATCAAAAGGCGCTCCAGTATCATGGAAAACGCTAAGAACTAGATTTGATCTAGGCTCTCCAAGAGCATTAGTTGATACTTTAAGATCAGAAGGAAATATGATCTATATCAACAAAACAGCAAAAGGTACTTCATACAGAATGGGCGTACCAACAAAGGCTATCATAGCTGCTGGGATCAAAAAGTTATACGGGACTCCGTATGCTTATAAAAATGCGTAATTCTCTCAACGCATAAATAATAGGGGCGTGAAAGCTAGCGTGGAAACGCCCCTACTAATTAGATAACAAAATGAGGAGGGCAATATGCCAATTACAACATCAAGTTTAAACATGAATATGGATACAGCAGGTTCCTCTGCTCCATTAATGCATGAAATTCTAACAAAAGTCAACAACGCAAAAGATAAACCCGCTAAGATAGCAGTATTAAAAAAACACGACTCGGTGCCTTTAAGACAGGTATTGAAAGGTGCTTTTGATCCTAATATCATATGGGATTTACCTGAAGGTACACCGCCATTTAATAGAAATGACGCTCCAGCAGGAACTGAACATACATCTCTACATACAGAAGCAAGAAGATTATGGCACTTTGTAAAAGGTGCAGATGATAATCTGAAACAAGCAAAAAAAGAGATGATGTTTATTCAGTTGCTAGAGGGTTTACAGGAAGATGACGCAGACCTTATGATCGCAGTTAAGGAAAAGTCTTTAAATAAACGATATAAGGGTCTTACAGACGCCGTTGTTAAAGAGGCTTTCGGTTGGAATGAGAACTACAAAACATCATAACCGATAAATAATTATAGATGATTCTATAATATTCAATTATAGGGTGTATAGACAGATTGTCGCACCCTATAATCATTGATTTTACACGATATTTTTTACCATTTTTTAGTTGACTCTTTGGGTGTTTTCTGATATATTATTAGTATGAAAACAACAAAGGAGAATATATATTATGTCTAAAACAAAACAATGGGCAGAAAATACTGCTGAACAAAAAGTTGATAATATAATTGCTAAACTAACATCTGGCGATATAACTAGATCAGACGCTAGAACTCAAATTATGAAAGTTGATAATATTGAGATGTTAGGTATTGATGAGAATACGGTTGACGAAGTAATTTATGAGGCACATGCCAATGCGTAAAAACTTCTTAATTCTATTTTTAGTATTCGTATATATCTGGTCTTGGTCTATATTCAATGCTGTCAATGCTGCTGAGAATAAGACTCAGGCAATTATCGGCCATGTTATTACAGAAACCGTTAAGGGAACTGAAATTGACTCAATGGCAATACTAGAACAAGAATTAAAAATCTTAATGCATAAATCAACGCTTGATATGATCAAGTTGATTGAAAGTAGATTACCTGATATACTTGAAGGTATTGCTGCTGAGTTAAGATTACAATCAGACGAAAAACTTAAATGTGAATTATTGAAAGGATCACCTAATGGATGTATCTAGTATTAATTCATTTCTACAGGCACTATATGTTTATGTGCCTAAAGAACTTGTTATTATTATTTTAGCATGGTTTGTTATATCACTACAAATACTATACAAGGATTATAAAAAGAATGCCAACAAAGATAACTAGAAAACTAAAACTAAAGAGAAGACTCAAAAAAGAGTTTTCAAGTAAGCGTAAATACAAAACAACATACAAGGATATTAAGACATATTTTAGAATGTTCAACGCTGCTTTATTTGAAAGTAAGTTATCGCCATTTGGTCAGATACAAATTAAAGACCTTGCTAGAGAGAAGTGTATAGGTCAAGTGGTTACATTAGAATGGAAAAGAAAAGGCACTAGATTATTTAAACTAGAGATGTTGCCATCTTATCCTAACAAGAAAGATTTTTTAGATACACTTGTCCACGAGATGGTTCATTTATATCAAATGCAGAATTTAGGCGACTCAGGAACCCACAATGATTTATTCTGGTCGTTTGAAGGTAAAGTAAATAGTGTGGGATTGACATTATAAAAACAAATATTATATTATGAAAGATACAGAAAAAAATCATATAGACGAGTGGTTACAAAAGCAGATTAAAAAAGGTATCAATACAATCGAATCTGTTTCAAAAGGTCCTAAAGGTAAAATCACATTATACTACACAGGACATTTACAAAAAGACATTTACAATAATTTTCCAGGCAGAACTAGTAAAAAGATATTTAAAGGGTATAGAAACCATTTAAACAACGACAAGTTATTATTCACACAAAAAAGATTTATGAATGATGGCTACGAATACTATGTTAGGAGAATATGAAACTACTAAAAAAACATACAGATATATTACAACAATTAATTAAAGGCAAGGGTTTCTTTAGAACACCAACCGTGCCTTATTCACATACTGATAAAAAAGATGTGTTAGAATTATTAGTGCAGTTATACTTAAAAGGTTTGTTAACCTTTCAAAGACAATATGATGTGCCATTAATCGGGCCATCAAACGAACACAAAGTAAGATTCAAATGGTATGATGTTATGATTGATAAAAAGAAAACAATATCAGATTTAAAACAGGTAGTTAAACATGGCAAAATTTAATTGGGAAAAACTATTACATACAAGTTGGTTCTATACTAAAGTCTTCTTTGCTATATTAGCATTGATGACGGCCACTTATATGTGGGGCACATACAATCCTAATAAGAAAGCAGTTAAGAATGCTAATGAACAATTAGAAATCTTTTATATACAAAAGATAAAAGATATGGAGTTGAGAGAACCAGAGTTTGTATATAGTAATGATATTCAATTTGTGAGAGCAATGCATAAGTGTATTGATTATATAAACTTCTCACT